GAACCGGGGTTGGAAGGTGTTGATACAAAGTCCCAGCATAATAATTCAAAATCATCTTGTACTTCCATTAATTCACCCATTTGCTTTAATGAGCCCATACCACGTGATGATACACCTACTGGGATATTATTTTGAAATAAAGCAGATAATATATTACCTGAAGGTGTAGGTAGAATTTCTATTGCTCCCATTACATTATCTCCATCCCACCATATTTTTTTGATGTTATGAGATACATTTTTTAGGTTAATAATAGAGGAATCGGGGTGATCTAATTCACCTAATGCTCTGTTAGCATCAACATTTTCCATATACTTATCAATTTCTCTTTCCCATAAGTCTTTTGAGTAATAACGACCATTACCGTTTTTTACTTCGGCTGTTGCTAATATTCCTTGAACTAATATATTACCATTACTACCTTTACCTTCAACTAATTTGACTGGTTTAGCAGAGAATGTTTGAGTCTCAATAAGTATTTGTTTCATAATTAACCTTCAAATTTTTGGGTCAAATGTTGTTTTAAATCATCTTCATATCGAACAAACCGTGATGGTAAATTAGCTAAAACATCTTCTACATTACCTACTTTATCATATAAATCTTCAGCAAAATCAACCGCTTGCATAAATGCTGGTTCATCCTCTGGGGTTAAAGGTTTATTAATTTTTTTTAGATCTTTAGCTTTTACCCATGTATCTGGGCGGCCACCATATGTAAGAGATTTTATATAAATTTGATCCTTAAAGAAACGTGTTATTTCATATTCCTCTCCATTATATACAACAATATCACCAACTTTAAATTTAGCTTCACTAGTCTCATCTATATTTTTAGGTTCTGATTTAGGGCCAAAATTTGCAAGACGGGCTAAACTAGCGGCGCGTGCTTTAGGATCATAATCACCCATTTCTCCTTTAACATTAGTATGAGGAGCAGAAGTAATATCTCTATCATGAATGCCTTCAGCTAATACTTCTTTAACTAATAAATAGATTTGAGAACGCAATACTGATTCTTTTAAATCACCATAACCTGAAGATTTATGTTTACCTTTAGCTTCTTTTGGAGTACCTAAACCAGGTGCTTCAGTTGTGTAACCTACACCTTTAAGACCAAATTGACCATCTTTAACATAGTGACTAAGATCTTTAGCTAAGTTTTTAGCTACAATTGATCTTAATTCTTCTACTGTTTTATCTTCATTTTTAGGATCTTGCATTTCAGTATAGAATCCTTTTAAAAATTCTTCACCAAATACATTATCATAGTTTTTAGCATCTTTATAGTCATAACCACGAGTAGCCATGTCGGTTACTTCTTTAGTAGTTTCTTTTTCTTCAGCTTTAGCTTCTTTAGCAGCTTCAGTAATATTTTCTTTAAAGATAGCATGCCAATCTTGTTTTCTACCAGTAGTAACTACACCACCTATACCTTCAGTAATAATACCTCTGTTTTTAAGAATACGAACTGTATCATCAAAAGTATTAACGGGAGTTACTAAATCAGGAAATAAATGGCGAGCTGATTTAAAAAATTGCTGTTTATTACCTTTACCTTCTTTGATGAGGTTATATTGTTCTTGTAATGTGTTTCTCATTGTTTATGTAAATAATTTTATTGCTCTATCAAGTATTGAAATAGCTAAATCAGTACCATATACTGATTTTTTTTCTGGTGTTTCTCTATAGCTATTTATTGTTTCTTTTTTAGCTTCCTGAATTAATTTGATAAGTTCTTTTAGCTTATCTGCTATTAGATCAAAATCTCCCAATCGTCCTGCTATATATTGTTTTGTTTCTTCATCAACTCCTAAACTATTAACAAAACCTTCAATATCAAATTTAGGTTCTGTTTCTTCCCATAAATGTTTTATTTCAATACCTTTAGCTTTTTTGTTTAAAGCTTTTTGATTTACAGGTTTAAAACCAAGTTTGTAATAGTAAATATTTTTAGCACCTTTAGCTTTTTTATTTGGATTAAAAGCATATGGAGTAGCATAGTTAGCACCAGCCCCAGCAGTGAAAGAAGCACCAGTACCTGTAGCGCTTATTTCTTTTAATTGCTTTTGTATGAGTTCTTTTATTTTTTCTTTATTACTCATTCTACTGTTTCTAGTTCTTCAACTAACTGATAATGCTGGAGAAGATTAATTAAATGATCATCATTAACCTTATCTGTTTTACCTAGACTTGGTAAAATGTTTACAACCTCATTTACTTTTATCTGGATAGCTTTATTGGTAACTTTTTTATTTAAAGTCAATAAAGTATTTTTGATTTCATTTATTTTAGTATTGTAGAATTCTCTTAATTTAGGAGCATTATCAACACTATTAATAAATTCTTTTAATGTAGCTTTTTGATTTGAGTTCAAATCAGCGTATTTGTCATTAAATTTTTCTAATAATACTCTGTATGCTAGTACTCGAATATCTTTATCCTGCTGTCTGAATTCTTCTAAGATATTTTCTTTAACTTCTTTTTTATTAATAGGAGACTTAACAAGATATTCTAATAAAACTGTTTTATTTTCTATAATCTGGTTAGGATTAGATAGGTTTTCACTGTTGTAGACTTCTAAAAGTGTAAATAAAGCTGCTTGTGCTTTATAATTTGGTAATTTAGTTTTAAAGAATTCTTCTAAATCATAATGATTTTTGATTTCTTTAATTAAGTTATACTTTTGTCTTTTTAAAACAGAACGATTTAATTGCTTAGAACTTTCTATAATTGTGCTTATAACCATATCAGCTTTAGCCTCAGATGTGTTTATGTGCTTAAAAAAACTCTCGTATAATTTATACTCTTTTCCTAACTCTGTTTTAGTAAAATACTTTTTAAGAATATTGATTGCTTGTGATTCAGCGCCTGATAATGTATCAGCTGTAATTTGTCTCACTAACAATTCAAAAAGGATACCGGTATTTTTATACTTTGAATGTTTTATAATCATTCTTGGGTAATATTTTAATTATAAATATATATGGAGATATTATTCTCGTATTTGAGATTCATCTAATAATGAAGATTCTTCTTTCTTAAGTGATAATTTTTTATCTAAAGTCTCCAATAAAGTTTTATTTTTATTTTGAGTTTCTAAAGCAAGTGGTGATCCACCTTTGAAATTATTTTTTAAAGAACCATCCTCACCTGTAGCATCTCCTTTCTTCATACCAATATTACCTAACCTATCTTTACCTAAAGTACTTTGTTGTGTACCAGCAATAGATGCTTTTTCTTTAGGTCTTCCTAGAGTTTCATCTTTATCATAACCATCAGGAACACCAATTCCATTTCGTCCTGATCCATATAACGCCGCTAAATCATGAGGTGTACCATATGACTTACCTGATTCGAGTGGGTCATTACCTTCATTTTCAATTTGTTTAAATCTAAAGATACGCTTCTGATCTTCAGCAATTAAATCTCTATACTCATCATATTGATCCTGGCTTAAGTGGAATACATTGTCGTAAATCCAATCTGTAGGTAATAATTTACCATCAATAATGTTTTTAGCTAAATCCACTTTTTCCTTCATTAATGCTATTCTTTCTTGATCATAGATGATAGAAGGAGTAGTTAATGATAATTCAAAATTTGTTAATGATTCATTTCTATAACCTTGAGTATACAAGTGAACCAAAGCAATTTTATTTAATTCTGAAAGTATAATGCGTTGAATGCGATCAATTGTGCGAGCAAAACGAATATCTTCAGCTGCTAAAGTAGCTTTACCAGTTAAGTCTTTTTCATAACCCATAAATGCTTTAGGTACTTTTAAAGCAGCAAATAACTTATCTCTTAAATAAACTACATCATCAATCGCGGTATAATCTAAACCTTTAGTAGTATCAATTCGAGTAGTAGCATCATTACCTCTAACAGGGATATAAAAATCCTCTAATGAATTTTGTAAATTGTATTTTAAATTATATTCACCAGTTTGTGGATCTTGAAATGGGGTCCTCTTCATTTGAGTGATTGTCTTTTGCATGAAATTTTCAACCTCATTAGGTGGAATAGAACCTACATTAACATAAAATACTCGTTTTTCAGGAGCACGAACAATACGGTGAATCAACATCGCATCTTCCATCAAAACATACTGTTTAAACAACTTACGAGCTGGTTCTAGATAAGAACGACCATAAGGTAAATAATTTACATCAGTAATTAATCTGAAGTGAGCCATCTCATAATTATCAAAATAAATTGATGAATCATTTTTGTTAGTACTGTAAGTACCTTGACCTGTTACACCATAAAAACCTGTAGCACCACCTGAGAAACCATCTGGGCTGAATCTGTATCTTACCTCAGCTGGATTTTTAGGGTCGTAATGTTCTTCTCTCATAATATGGTAAGCAGTGTATGGGATAATGTTATAAACCCCAAATTTCTCCGCAATTTCCAATTTTAAAAAGAAGTCACCATACTTACACATTTGGCGAATCCAAGACCATAAATTAAATTCAATGTTTAATACATCATAGAATAAATTATATAGAATTTTCTGTGTATCTTCATTTGAACTTCTAATTTGAAGTACCTCACCCATGTCATTTTTAAGAGTACATTCATCTGATATGATATCAAGAGCAGAAGCTACAATAGCATCTGTATCCATTGCGTCATAATCTGAGTATACTTGGGTGCGTAAATACCTCCAGTTAAGGTTTAATTGAGCTCCAAAAAGTGATGTACTGTTACTAGAGTAGATACGATTAAATCTGTCTACTAATGCATTAGTTTGAAATTCACCTGTTGATTGGATGCTATTCACATCCATTACTTTGAGCTGATTACCACCAGCATTACGAATTATTACATCTGTTGAGAATAATTTCCTTAATCTTGAAAAAACACTTGTATCAGCCATTTAAATTAAATTATATATGATAAATATTATAGTAACCACCTTATATCTTCACCTTGTCCACCGATATTCATTTGATACGGGTTAGGAACACCATTCATAGTATAGTTACCTTGACTATTAGGTCTAACAGTAGCCATATTACTCAAAGCAGCACGTGTTAAATCTAAACCTTGTGTTTTATATTTTAAAGCTGTGTCACGAACATACATTCCGATCGCAAAACTCATAACTAAGTCGTCATTATAACCAGATTGTGCTTCAGGTCTACCATTTCTC